CTACCATCTAACAACTTTAACTAATGCAGATGCACCTTTAAACTCTGAACCTTTAAAGTGTGCTAAACCCTCAAAGCGTTTATCCTCATAGCCTACAGTTTCATATACTTCACCATTAGTCATTACTGTTACACCAGCTAATATACTATGCGGTTTATCTAGCTTAATTTTGTATATATCCACCTTTTGCTCTTCTGTGTTAGCAACTACTGCGGTTCTATCAGATTTTTCTGTAGCTGCTTTAGGTAAGTTAGGGTTGCTATGTGCAATATCCTGTTTTACCTTTTCTGCAGCTTTCTCTACAGTAGGTGCTTGTGTGTAATAAGTCGCTACTGGTTGAGTTCTTTCCTTAATGGAAATCACTTCTTGTGCTTGTTGTTCTGTAACATGTATTGCCTTAGCTAAATCCTTTGGAGATTTAGCTTGTTGTTGTGTAATTACAACTGGCTTTTTAACTTGTCTTTTATTGTACAAGTGATAGCACCCTACACAAAGGAATATGAACGCTAATAGCGGAATTAACACCTGTATGGTGCGTTTGTGTGTTTTGATATAAGTTAGTATCTGACTAAGTATAAACACGCTCTCATGCCCCCTCTACCTCTTCCATTAGCATTTTTAAAGCCTTAAACTTTTCATCTGCAAATCGATTGTTTAGGCTATCTCGTAATACGCTACTATTCCATTCATATGTCATGCACGTATCATAGATGCCAGCGATAAGGTCATAATCAAAACGCTTATCATCAATATAGGATAAGTTAGGCAACTCAATATTCAATGCTTTTTCCATTAACTTTAATGCATCATTGAACATATTGACGATTTCGCCAGTACCATACTGTACCGCTCGACTCCACACTACATCTTTTAATGCATTAGAATGTTTTTCTACATTAAACATATTCTGTCTTAGATACTCACACGCTACATCGTAATATGCACTTTTAATATAGTCATGTTGCATTTTCTCAAACCCTACCGCATCAAGTGTACCTAATTCTTGCCACTTAGCAATAAAGCCATCAGAATTGATTTCACCACTATCTATCAAGGCTCTTGCGTAGTCTTTGTAAAAGCCATCTTGCTTTAACCCCCAACCAAGAAACGCATCAACACTACCACAATTACTTGCTAATTGATACGTTCCGTAAGAGATACCGCCAGCATCATTGATGCCACTAGATACACACGCTGGATCACCATTACTTTCATATTCAGCACTCAACTGTCCTAATTCAGCCATTCTAATTACTCCTTTTCTTTGTCATTGCTGCCCCCATTCATATATTGGGAACGCTTAACACCACCAGTAGCACCGATATAACCACCTAATACACCAACTATTACACTTGCCAAATCTTTCTGTTCAAGATAAATAGTCATGATTAGTGCGGATGCAAGTGCCACTAAGGTTATAGTGTCCTCATAATTAATCTTCATTTAATCGCATCCTTTACGCTTTTAACGAACGCTATTAATTGTTTAATCAAATCTACCGCACGTTGAAACCATGCACTTTCTACAAACTCTAGTTCAATCATATTCTCCACAATAGATGCTAATTCAACCATGATGGGTACTAGATACATCAATGTAGATAGAAATACATCAATTCTACCTAGTATGGGAAAGTCCACATCCGGCAAAATTAACAAGATAAATGATAATAAGAAAAGCCAAGGATAAGATTTAACTAACTTTTTAGTCATATCTGCCCTTAGCTTTCCACTTACTAGAAATCTATGTTTTTTTCCGTTAATCTCGACTGGCGCCCAACCTCGCCACACCATAGCTAGAATAGTATTTTTGATTGTAATTTCTCTATTTGTAGCTAGGTTATAGTTGCGTGCCTCAACTAAGACACGCAACAATGTATCAATAAAAACCAACACAACACTCGTAAATATAGCTAGTGATATTCTCACCGCCTCTACCATGTTAAACCCCTCTACCATGAAAGGCGCTAATACAACTTCTATCATTTATGCTCCCCTAATTGCTAATTTTTATCCATTTACCATTGATACCAAAATATACCTCTTCGCCGTTGTACCCAATTTGACCAGTAAATACTGGTGTAGTTGTTTCAGTAATATTCGCTAATGAGTATACAAAGTCAGCCAATTTAGTTGATTTCATTTGTACAAATTGTGTAATTTGAGGGAAATCTCTATTCTTAGCTGGAATGATTGTACCTGTCATTAAGTTATTAGGCATACCAGCGGTATTCTTAACGGCTTTAAAATAAATTTGACCTGCCTCTTTTGCAGCACTATCATCGAATTTATTTACATTGTTCTTTTCAACGAATGGTGTTTCAACCATGACTACACCACTCTGTAATACGTATGCATGGCTAGTGTTACAATGATTTTCTGTACCAGTTAATAGAACCATACCACCTGCCACTTGTAATGCAGCCCAACCGCCAGTAAAGTTGACATTAATCAATTTCAACATACTATCATCTTGTGATTGAATGACTACATTATTACCATCTTTATTTGTGGCTTGTTTTACGCTATCTAACTTACAATTCTCAAATGTACACGTTGTATCGTAAATTTGAATTTTGCGGTTATCACTAGCACTTGTACCAAGGAACGATACATTCTTAAAGTGGATGTTATTACAAAATTCAATAACCATAGGTGGTAGATTTGCCGTACCGCTACCATTGGTTGTGAAGATTACTTTATTGTGGATATTCCTCAATCGTAGTTCTGTATGGTTTTTACCTATATCCCCCATATCATCAGGTCTAGTATATTCACCAGCACTAATTTTTACCGTTACAATAGAGTGTTTAGCATTGTTGATAAAACGTACTGCATCCGCTAAATGTGTAAATGGAGAATGTGCATCACCAGTTTTTAGCGTACCTGTATAATTTCTATCTACATAGATTTCTAAAGATGTTGCTTGACCAGCAGTACCATCTTTTAGCAATTCCCTGTTGTATTCAATGTGTCCGTTTCCATAATAGGTAATTTTAGGTGATACAATCTGATCGCCTAGTAAGTACAAGTTACAACCCATTTGTAAGAATGTGGCTTGATAGTTTTGTACATATAAATTCTCTCTAGCAAAACTACGTGTAGCCGTAACCATTACATCCCTAGGGTTTAACTTACGATAGGATAAAGGTACTTGTGAGATGCCATGATGATTAGATTTCAAGTAATCAACATTAGCAGGGTTACGCATAGCATTTCGTTCCATAGCGTTATAGTTACTATCACCCTCGAATATTGCAGTACGATTTAGATAGTTAATCTCTAAACACGCTGATACGTTGTTATAATCGTCATTATTGATAGAACGATAATAGTTGTAATCATCATCACTACAGTTATAGAAAGTAATGGATGCACCATTGAAATTGATTGTCTTAGGCTCGATAGTTTCTACTGGAACACTCTTAGCAGTACATTCTGCCTTAATACCATTAGCAATCGTATTGAGTACTTGTGCAGTCATTCCATATCTACCAACTACCTCTGTCTTATCTGGGTTAGGTAGATACATTTTAGCAATCTTGCCACGCTTGATGAGTTCTGCAAAATTCCCAATGTGGTCGCTATGATAGTGTGATACAAAACCAAACTCAAACTTCTCAATGTTATTATCTGTCATACATTTAAGAATAGAATTTAAGTTAGCATCTGTTTTCTGTAAACTATCGATGATAAACCATTTACCATCTACACCGATAAACGTACAATCGCCACATTCTGTAGCACCATCTGCGAATAGTGGATGAGTGATTACCATTTTTTTATTCGCATCATTAGATACAGAACCTACATCACCTTTCTTAACAAACGCATCGTCAATTTGTTTCTTGTTGTAAATTGCAGTTCCATAGTGTTTTGTTGTTAGTACGGTAAAGCTATCTGTTCCGTCATAGTGCTTAAATTCTTTCCCTTTCATAAACACATTAACAGATGCATCACCAAATTCTATGCCATCATTGGTCGATACTTTAACCAAACCAACACCATGACCATCCGTTTTAAAACCCTCAAGCAATGTATTGTTAGCCATTTTAAGAGGTCCAGTTAAATTGCCACCAGTTAATTTAAGATAATCAAGGCTAGTTAGTTTTTGAGTGTTGATAGAGTTTTCATATTCACGGCTTGGATCACCAACATAAATATCTACTTTATGTCGCTTGTTAGGTTGCATAGTCAAAACCGCAAAATAGAATTTGCCGTTGTAATATGCAATATCTTCAATTTCAGTAGCAGGGTTAATCTCAATAATCTGTTTAACTGTACCAAACGGAGTACATTCTACAAGGCTACCCAACGTAGCGCTCATGATACATCCATTCAGCATGAAAGCACCATTGTTATTGAAATCATCGTATTGGTAGTCAACTTGATATGATTTCATTTTTACAAAATCATCATTGTACAAGTTGATTTGTCGAACACGTTTGTTTCCACTAATCGGTACGATGCTTGCATATGTTCTTGTGATATGGTCATAGGCAATATTGAATACACGTTCATTTAATGTGATAGTGCGTTCATATTGCATTGTATCTGCGTTAAGTACTGTTAGGTTATTTCCGTTCTTTAACCCATTAGCCAAATAAATCTTATTTGTGTACTTGTTGTAGCACATCGTGTTACAATGCCCCATTTTGTCTTGGTCATTGTATTTATATGTACCAACGATTTCCAACGTGTCAGCGTTCAATTCGTACAGAATTTGAGTAGTGCCATCACCATTGATACAAGCTAATACGAATACATTCTTTTTATCGTTGTATGTGAACCCTTGACATTGGTTGACCTCTTCGCTATATTGAATGTTTTTCACAAAAGCAATATTGGATGCACCTTTAAGCATTGGTGTTTCTGTAGGATAGAATGGCTTAATGTTAGAGTATGTACCCATATCCATTACAGAACCTACTGTGTTAAATGTGATGTGTTCATTTAATTTGTAAATGCCACTAGGTACAAACAAGATTTTGTTTTCTAAGTTGTTGTTAGCTTTTTTAAATGCTGCGGTATCATCTGCTACACCATCACCAACCGCACCAAAATCTTTAACGGATACAATGCCTGTTAAACTATCTTTAGTTTGGTATTTAGCATCCGCATCAGCTTTTGTTACCAAGCCTTTAGCATTAGGGTATGATACTTGTTCTGCTTTATCAGCAGCAGTTTCAGCACGTTCTGCTAATGCTTTGATTTCTGCGCTTAACTGACTGATAGCATCTAAATCAGTAGACACCTTTTCAGTTTTAGCCTCGATAGTTGCTACTGCTTTTACTGCATCTTCTGCAGCTTTCACAGAACGCTCAACAATCAATTTCACTAAATCGTCAGGGTTTTCATCGCTATGTGGTCTTACCTTTAGACTTCGGTTGAGTTCCGCTTTCATTTCTTGCAAGATCATAATGATTTTGTCTGTTGAGTGTTCGATATTCTCGAATGGGTACTCATCTGGTAAATCTGTATCTTGCGAAATCGGAGTCACACGTTCAAGGATAACTTTCTTTCCATTGGCCAATGCATCGCCATCGTTAGGATAAATGATAGCCTTATCCATTTCATCATATGCGATATTGTGTGTTTGCACTTCCTCTGTGCCGTCAAGGTCAACAACAGTTAAGCGAATATCCTCAATTTGTACAAAATCGTAAGGAAAGATAAAACGCTTGTTCACACCATCACATTGATAGGTAACAGATGGTCTAAGTACTTCTGGTGTCAAATTTAACATCCCCTTTCAGTTGTATATAAATAGGACTACCCATAATGGATAGTCCTTATTTATCAATGTTTCTTTTTGTCTTTTTTAGTTTTAAGTCTGCGGTCAAATACAATAGCCATGATTACATCCTCTAGTTTTGCATCGGTATCGGTGAACGCATATCTAGCTAATGTCCATAGTCCATCTGTTACAGTATCACTAAAACCAGTTGCCCTGTTCGCTAATTGACTAAAACTTCTACCTAAATCAATGCCATCTTTTTTATCTGACATAATAGCGTTTCCAATATCGTAGAATTTTTCTGCAATGCTTGTAGCTAATACTGTATTTCCTTTGTTATAAGGTCTTTCTCCCAATATAAACTTCATAGCCATATTAGTTATATCCCTAACCAATGGAATACCCATAGTTCCTTGTGCAACTAATTCTTCGATAAATGACTTAGCTAAATCTTCAGGCTTATCATCATCACCATTTGTCATAGCTTTGTAAGCCATCGTACCTACTGCTTGTGAAATCAATGCCCACCATAGCATTTTAACGAACCTTGCGTAATCACCAGTATCTTTCCGTGCGTAGTTCCCCTCTGTAATAATGTTATAAAGCGTATTAGCGTAGGAATAGAATGGTACGAACATTTGCATAACAGAACTTCTAGCACGTTGAATAGCAGCAGCATCTTTAGTATCACCACTACCAAATACATCTCTGACTGCTCTATCGCCAGCCTCGATAGATTGTTGTTCTATCCATTCAGGACTTACACCCTCTTTACCAATTAATTCCGCTTGCTTTTGATCATATGCAAACTTCCATACAGGTATGGATAATGCAAAGTCTGTTTCCGTAAGCAATCTGAAACCCATTTGATTTATATCATCTCGAATATCAGCAAGTTGTTCAACCGTATAACCACCAACATTTGTATCACCCAAACGTAAGCCTTTACCAGCGATAGATAAACCTTGTTTTAAATCTTTGTCTAAAGTTTGAACACGCTCACGCATAAAGATTGATTTTCCCAATACAAAATCTATAGTGTTCTTATAAGTGGTTGTGCCGTGTCCATAAAAACCAATACCAGCATGATTGATAGCTTTAATCGTATTGCCTACACCAATACGATAGAATATAACTGGTAAGTTCAACGCATTTTGTAATGCTACCGATACTCTTCCAGCCATAACTGCGGTTAATGTATTTTTCTTTAGTGTAAGTACTAATCTATCAAACGCACTAACCTTTGCTGGTTCATCTTGCCAGTTATCACGAACCCAAGTTCGCAAGAATTGATATGTATCAGCACCAAACTTATCCACAATATAGTTTTGTAGTTCACGATTAGAAATTAGCTTATTCACATCAGTTACCGCTTTACGCATGGTAACGTGGTTAATAGCCTCTGTAATAGCATTAGGAATTACATCAAAGTCTAATAACAATGATTTATCCTTAACCACATCTAAACGTGATTTAGTAGCACTCATGCCAGTTCCCCATACTGCATTACTACTTACCATAGTTTTGGCAATATCTTCAACTTGGTTGTCGCTTACAGATGCATTGACTTTAGGATTGTACACAATAGGGAAATATTGCCCCTCAATGTTTCTACCACCGATAGTAAATGTTAAACCTTTTACTTTCTTCAATGGGTTTCCGTACAATTCCTCTTGTACTCGGCTGCGTTCTTCATAAAACGAATTGATATGATCCCATGTACGAATAACAAACTCCCAGTCCTTATCAGTCATGTGTTCTTGGAAAGCACGTTCAATTTCAACCTCATTTGCTTTTGTGGTTTCCATTACACGTTGTCTGTTACTTTCCGTACCCCAGTTAAGGGCAATCATGATAAGTTGCTCTTTTGTTAAGCCGTATAACTCACCAACTGTGTATAAGTGGTCATTTCGCATATCAAATAGTTCACGCTTGGAATATATTCCTACATCTTTAGCCAATCTACGCATTGATGCTTCCTTACGTTCATTGAATGCTTGCGTTGCTCGGTTGATTGGGTCATAGATGTATTTAACCGCAAAGCCATTTTTACCGCCACCCATTCTACGTAAGAATATTTCAACTTTAAGTAATGCTAAGTGGAAACTATACAACTTGCCACTTACCGCATCCATTTTAGTTTGATTGTTGAGTTTGTTGAATACATCGCCAGTTGCATTACCAAAAGTTTCTGTAGCCTCACCAATGATTTCCTGTACTGCATTTTCAAACGAAACACTTTCACCAGTATCATTTAAGATTGTTGTACCCTCATACTCATTTCTGCCATTCTTATACATACCAGTCATGAGTTCTTCTAAGGTTTCTAACTCATTCATAGTGATAGAACGGAATGGTTTAGGTGTTTTAGAGTAGAACATCTCAACTATCCAAGGTTCTAATTGAACCATAGATTGTTGATTTAGAATACCAACATCAGGATCTAATGCAGCTAGTACTGTGTTCATATCGAACCCATCAACAGGTGGTAATCCGTCATACTTAGTTAAACCCATTTGGTATGCCATATGGGAATAGAAATAACGCATATTAGGTTCTATAGCAATAGGGTTTTTAGGTCTAGTCATGCGTTGTAATTGTTGTTTCAATTTCAATCGCAATTTCTTGGACTTCTCAAAGTTTTCAAACGCTACTCTCGCCCTTGCTTGTTGTAGCATCTGTTCACGTTTAAAGCCAAGTGCCTTATCAACATCACCTACCGCCAATGCTCTATCTGCTTTCTTGCCAGCAGTTACAGCTTTATTTTGATACGTTTTAAACTGAATAGCATTAGAAATAGGCAATGCACCTAATTCTTTTCTTGCTCGTTCCATGTAGTCTGAAATTGTACCAAGTCCTGCACCACGAATAGAACGTACATTGTTGATGCGGTTATTCAACATAGCTTGTAAACGTTTGATACGTTCTTCTGCTTTTTCTAGTTGCTTAGTAGTATCAGATAAAGCAGCATCTACTTTTTTCTTATCAGATTTCAACTCATCGTACTTAGTAGGCTTAACCTCTTTTTCGATTTCGTCTAACTCTGTATCGATAGTTTCTGCGTTAGTATCTAACTTACGAATACGTTCTAGCAATGCCCAGTTCTTCGCTAACTCACGATTAGTAGATTGTTGGATAATCTTACTTTCTTCTTCGGTTAATTTCATTTGACCTTGTGTACTAAGCAAGATTTCTTCTGCTATTTGTTCGTTGGTTTTGCCTACATTATTATCACGCATAAACTCTGCTTTTGCATTGTCCATTTCTTGATTAATAGCATCGTTAAATGTAGCGCCAGTTTGTTCTACTTCTGCTTTCTCTAACTCTTCAATAGAATTGTATTGTGTTTTTTCAAAAGCAGTCTCACCAAATGTGTTGTATCGTTGATGGTCTTTATAGATAGGATATTGTTCAATCAATCGTTTTTCGATTTCAATTTGGATAGCATCCTTTTCTTCTTCCCATTCCTTGATATGTCTATTATCAAGTTCTTTCATCAACTTACGCATTACACGTTCTTTTGCTTTTTCTTTTACATCAGCGATGTAAGATTGCATACGTACTTGGTCTTGCTCGGATAACTGCTTGTACAGTTCTGTTTTCTCAAACTGTTCTAGTTGTTGTTGTTCTGCGTATGCCTCAATGTCTTCTTGACTTGCAAGCATACGATCCATTACTTCCCTAATCTCTTTAGGTGGTAAACCGCCTAAGCGTGATACTGCACGATAGATAGCACTCAACCACTTACTAAATCGTCTGAATGTACGTTCAAGGAATTTAGTAGGTGCTTCACCCTCTCTTAGATAAGCCTCAAAACCTCTAGCAAATTTTTCATGTGCATCTGTATTGATAGTTTCGTTATCATTCCACCCAGTCCACTCTTTCAACGCTTGCCAATCGTCTTTAACTTGTTGAGGTGCGTTTTCCATTTCAGCTAATGTTTTAATATCATCAAAGAATACATGACCCATCTCATGCATGAATGTTGACTTATCAGCAGTTTTAAACAGTTCTACTATACGTTCTGTTTTAGATTTGATAGTAGTCATGCCATTGATAGATTGATAAAATTCAGGGTTACCATTAACATCAATGTAAGGGTTTCCATGTCTATCATTGACATCTTTCATCATTTCATATATAGTAACCATAGAAGTAGAATTACTGGTCTGATTACCTGTACCTTTATGTACAGCAGCAGCAGTAATTCTACTTTTTTTGTTATCATATATAATTTCATATAAATTGAAATCATTAGGTGAAAACCTTATTTCATTCAAACCTTGTTCTGCAGTTAGCCTAATAGCAAAATATTTACCTTTTAATTCTACTGGGACATAGAAATTATGGTATAACTCAACATTCTTCTTCTTTGATTTTTTTGTGTTCATTTCTGTATCTATTAATACAGAATGCTCAATCAAGTCTTTTAAACCACTAATTGCAATATTTCTATCAACAATTTCAGTAGGTGTCAATATATGGCTGCCTTTAGCTATATGTCCAACCTTACTATTTAATATTTTAATTTTGCTTTTATCATATGATTTATAATCACCTATCAGGTTCTTTACATAAGTTTTTATATCATTTAAACCCAACCCATGGGAAGTTTTAATATACTTATTTAAATCAACAACAGGTACTTCTTTATATAAATCAAGATTATAATTGAATGGTTGCTTATAACCATCTTTTCCATTTAATTTAGCATTTACATCAATCTGTAATGTGTTTAGGTAGTCCATAGCGGTATAACGTGCGTTGCCAGCCTCACGCATGATTTGTGCGAACACATCAGCATGAGTTGCCACCAATAATGCATCCTCATGTGCTTGTTGCTTGATATGACCTTTAGTGCTAGTTTCTAGTAGTTCACGAACCTTTGTATAGACTTCATGACCTGCTTTTGTTAGGTTCATACGTAATGCTACGTTATTGTCAGCAATTTCAAAGACTTTATCTTTCAGCGCCTCTAAACTTTCGATTTGCATCAACATATGTTCCATGTCTGCATAATGTGCATCAGATTGTGCTAGTGCATCAGCGTTACCATCAAGGCTTGCGGTTGTAGTCGCTCGGCTATACTCATATGCTGCTCGTCTACGTTCCGCATTAGTGCGGGGTACTTTACCGCCATTGTTAGCTTTATAATCAGTTAGCCATTGAGGTTCAACACCAGTACTTACCGCATCATTGATAGATTTGTCTGCATTATCAAAATCGCTTGCATATGTTTCTCTGTACTGCTCTTTTAACGTATGTAGTAAGTTGTTAAAGTTACGTTTGATGTTGGTAGGGTCTGCCAATACCTCATTAAGTACTTCACGATCTATATCAGATGCACCCTCAAACTCATTACGAATAATATCATCTTTGATGCGTTCAGCACGTTTAGATGTATCGTCTTTCAATACTGATTTAGCTACATCTACTTCTTGTTTTGCACGTTCTAGTGTAGCCAATGACATACCGCCACGTGTAAAGTAAGAGGTTTGTTTTAAAGCCTCTACTGTTTCATCTGATAGGTTCATAGATACTTGCGCATAGCTACCAATAGGAATTTCAACAGGTGCATCAGCCTCAATAGCTACTTTGACTTCCTCTTGTGTAACTAAGCCGTTATCCACCATATCACGGATAGCAAGTTGTCCGTTTTCAGATTGTACTAATTCCGCTACATCAACATATTGTGTAGACACACCTACCTTATCACCCTGTGCTTGTACGATTTTTCCGTATAGTTCAGGGTTTTCTTTTGCGATTTTATTAGTAGCACTATCTTTACGAACATTATCCATAATGACTGCGCCATTGCGGTTTTGTTCTGCGATGATAGCTGCTTGTTGTTGTTCTGGTGTTAGCTTTTGAAAATCACGGAAAGCTTTTGCCGTACGTACACCACCTACCGCACCACCGATAGCACCAAACCCTACTACCGCTGGTAACGCTTGTTTCATTGCATCTATCGAACCGATAGCAATATCACCTACGCTATAATAACCCTCTAAGTCATTATCCTTACGTGTTAGGTTATGTTGTACCTTTTCGTTGACGTCTTGCAAACCCTCTTCAAACAGTTCAGGGACACCAGCTTTAATAGAGTTCTTAGCCATTTGTGCAACAGTTGTTCCAATACCTCTATCAAATGTCGCTGCAACATCAGTAGTACCATTTGTAACTACTTTTGCTAATGCTGATTTAGGTGCAATATTATTTATACCCTTACCGATAGCCTTAGTTGCTACAAATTCAATACCAGCATCAATAGCAGCATAAGACATAGCATACTTTCTAGCCTCTTCATTTGTATATACTTGATTGCCATTTGCATCTCGTTTTTGAATGAGTTCAAGATATTTGTTACCAAATGACATTTGATACATCTGTTCAGCCATACCAACTTGTACACCAGTATTCAAGCCAACCAATGCAGCTGGAATAGCACCCTCACCGCCAAATGGTGCAGTAGCAGCAGCACCAGCCGCTGCACCTAATGCCATACCCTCTGCAGCACGATTAGAACCCATGATAGCGTGTGCAGCCATCATATATACTTGACTAGCAGTAGCACCAACTACATTTTCTAATACATTGTTATCATCTGATTTGCGATATTTAGACAAGTTAGATTGTAAGCGTTCTACCTCGTCATTAAGTTCTTGAATACGTTGAGGATCAGTAGCGGTTGATAACTCCATACCAACTTTACCTAATTTGATTTGGTCATTAATCGCCCATGTGTTTTGTTGGATGCTATCCCATACACCATGTGTATCTTTTACAGATTGTAGGTTTTGTAATGTGGTTATAGCCTCTGCGGAGTTCTTGTAATTAATACCAACTAATTCAGGGTACAACTCATACACTTCATTAATAGTTTTACCACGATTAATTTGTGCGGCTGCTGCCTCTGCTCGTCTGATACCCTCTTGGCCACTAGCCATGATAATATCAGGACTAATACCTAGTGTATCACCGCTATCTTGTGCTGATTGCGCCCAATCTGCTTTATTCCACAAATAGATTTGTTCTGCACGATGCATTACAGGTTGTAAGATTTCACCAGCTTTATTTACAAAGTTCTCGCTTTGTTGCGGTGTAACATCAGTTTGTGTTAATGCGTTCATTGCATTTACATCGACTGTAGCGGTTGATGGGTCTTTCGTTACCCAATCACTAATGCCACTAACTGCGTTACCTATAGCTTTACTATATGAATTGTCTGTTACTTCTTGTTGAACACCACCAACAAAACCTACATTTGCATTAGATTTAATTCCAAATGTACCCTTTGTCGCTTGTTCAGGTGTAATCTTATTCATTATTGACCTAACCTTTCAGCTAATTGTTCTGGTGTAATGGTGTATTCTTCGCCCCTAGCATCTTTATAAACGTAGTATGGCTGACCATCTGCACCAGTTGTGTTATATAAACCATACATACCTTGTGATGCTAATTGTGCATTCGTGTAAGATAATGCAGCTCCTTTACCACCAAAGAAGTCAGCACGTTTACCTACACCCCAATATTTACCAGTTTCAGTTGATGCGATTGTTTGTTCTGCTACCGCATCAGCACCCCATTGTGCCAATTGTGCTGGTGATGGATCATAGCCGTGTTGTTCCCTAAACTCTTGTACTTTAGGATAAACTGCGGTTGAAACACCTTGCCATTCAACACCATCTATCTTTCTACCAGCTAGATTTTCTATGCTACTTTTCATGCCTGACATTTCAGGTGAATACTTTCCAGTACCATTTGAATATTCGTCAAAGTCATGGTTAATTTGTGCCAGTTGTGGCGGTGTAAAGTACACACCCATTTGCCCCATAAAGTTATTTAAATCATCCATGCTTTTGAATTGACCATTTGCGATTGCAGTTTTAACCGCTAATACATTAACCTCTTTTGCTTGTAGTGCTTTTGCAGCTGCTTTGTTTACAGAAATTTGTGCTTGGTTTAACTGACCTTGCATTGCTCGTTGATATTCAGGATGAGTTTCTGCATAATCTTGTCGCATCTTTAATACTTCAACATCAGTCGCACCATTCCTTACCGCTGCTGCTACACGTTGCTCAATCTCTACCTTTTGATTTTCAAGTATTTGTGCTTTACGTTTAGCCATAACTTGTAATCGTGTTGCTACGTTGCGTTGGATGATTTCTTTTCGTTTTTGTGCTTCAGCTGGTGTTTCCTCTTTAGCAGTTGCACCACCAAATAATTTATCTTTTACTTCGTGGATATATTGACGAACACTAGGCTCATCACCTTTACCTTGTGGTGCATCCCATGAGTAATGGTTACCATCACTATCTATCGCATCAGGCGCACCATCTCTCCATCTAGCACCATTAACTGGTCCAGCGTACCAAGCAGCAAATGCACCCTCTACACCATACTCTTTTGCGTATTCACCAAGTTTAAATGCAGCTACTTTCTTTTGTGCTTCTGGGTCTGACATATCAGCACCAGCAATGCCAGCTTGTTCACTCCATTCAGGCCAATTACTCGGTAAGATTTGGAATAACCCATACGCACCAGTTCGGCCATTAACCGCACCAGCATCTCCAGCACTTTCTTGACCCATAACAGCATTCATTAAGTCTTGTACACTAGCATTACCACTGCCAGTTCCAGCCACTTTACCAAATCCACTTGTATACAACTTGTCAGTAACTTTAGTTAGTAGGTCAGGATCGTTAGGGTCAAACTCACCAATAACATTATCAATCGTACTATCATCCGATGTAGCTAATACCATTGATGCATTACGCACTTTTTGACGATAACCCATGATTTTTTCTTCATCAATCAAGCCTGACATGGCAACTTGATTGATAATCTTATTTGCACCATCTAAATCATCATCAGCCATTTTCTTTTCAATCATGGTTGTGGCAATGTTTTGTTGTGCTTTTTTCACTTGTAATCTAATGGTGTTATCATCATATCCAAGGTTAGATAACTGTGCTGCCACGCTACCGCTTACTTGTTTCATAGCATCATCGAATGCATCTGGACTAGCATTTACTACCGCATTATTAGATATGTTTTGTACGTTCATATCTAACGCTTTCATAGCACTATCTTCAAATTGACCACGTACAAACTTATTGATTGTGTTTGTTGTATTGGTCATATCATTATCTGCAACTTTATTGAAAGCATTGACCGCATCATTGAATTTAAAACCATACTTCTCGGTAATGAGTTGCCTTGCTCGTTTCTCTTGGTTTTGATAATCAAGCGGAATTGTTAAGGCATTTTCACCCTTTCTGTTCATAGCACCATTATCAGGGTTATATAACCAATCATTCATCATGGCGTTATATTCATTTGTTGCATTGACAACATCGGTCATTTCCTTTTGCTTTTGTATTGTCAGCATTGTGTTGCCTAAATCACCAATGGCTTTTGTGAGGTTATCCATGCCTTGTGTGTTACCACCATAAGCCATTTCATTTACGTTAGCTTGTACACTACCATTAATTGTGTTTAAGCGTTGGTTACTATCATAGCCTATTAACTTCATTAGATACCCCACCTATTATTTCTAATAGTACCTTTGGTTACAAATTTCATCTTAGGCATACCAGCAGCCTCTAGTGCATCACTAGCTGGTGAGTAATAGTTATTACCACTACCTACATTCTTGCTTGCATACTGACCTTTCAAACCATAGATACTAGATGCACCACTTAATATCGTACCTAGCATAGCCATTCTAGTTTGTTTCTTAGTATTACTTGCCGCTGCTCGTGCGGTGCTTGCCTCGTTGCGGTAGTTCATACCATTAAGATATTCATTGTAGATACTATTATTCTTGTTAGTTTCCCAATTCTGAATGTCTTTGTTGTATTCGTCATAGCTAGATGCCATCAACTGTAATGGTGTACCACTCATCGTTAAACCGCCAGCACCAGTTTCCGCTACGTTTTGCCCTTGGATAAGTCGCATCTTATCGGACATTTTATCTCGCTCTTGCAAGGCTTGGTCAGCAATCTGTTCTTGCTTGCGATCGCTTATTCGTGCATTAGCCTCTGCCACCCTAGCCTGCTGGTTATACATTGCAGCTTGTGCCTTTCCCTGTTGGTGTTGAGTAAACAACGTACCAACCATACTCGCTGCAGTTAATGCAATAGGGTTACACATTCGCATCCCCCTTTCTCAATGTGAATAAAACCATATCCCCATCGTTAATATCGTAATGAATAACCGCACCTAAAGATTTTAGCCATCTAATGGTGCGGTGATTTTCTTTATGTATATAGTTAAAAAGTACTTCCCTAGTTTGTAGCCATTCCCCAATGATATTTCTACTAACTCTCAAAAATTGTTTTTGTAGCGATAAACTACTATCAAATTCTTTACTCCCCAAAAAGTAAATGCAATGCATCCCATTTAGTGATGTGTTTGATACCCCATACACACACAATGGCTTGTCATTATCAATAACAATGCGACTTTGATAATCCTCCCCAAGGATATCGTTCACAAAGTCATTTTCGCTATAGTTTGAATTTTTTCGATTGATATATTTAACCTCTAAGGCATCTATCGAACGTAAGTTGATGTATAACTCACGAATTAAAGAAACGTGCTTAGAGGGGCAAATATTACATTCCATGAACATTTGGTAAACCACCGCCTATTTCTAGCGTTCTTGTAACCGCTAATAAGTTAAATGGGAACGGTTTATCGTGTAATATACAGATTGATGTGTCTGTACTCATCGTATTTGCAATTTTAGGTAACACGATTGCAACATCACCAGTATATAATTCGTTATATTTCAAAGTTAGACTATCCATTTCATCAAAGGTTCTACCAACTTTACCACCAAACGATTTATATAATCTCAACGCTAAACGTGTAACAGTAGCAATTCTACATTGTAATGTTCCATCGTTTATTTGTTGCTCAATACTAGGTAACTTGATGCGTGTTACAAATCGTAACCCTACAGTAATATCATTTACCTTATCGGTTAATTTGATAATTCCGCTATCAGGTACTACAACGGATGGCATCTGTTTTGTACCTGTTACTATATCTACACTTTCACCAATCAGATGCGGTACTTCGATTGTGTCCGTTTTCTCTTTGAATGTTTTCTTGATGAAACAATCAACGAATACATCTGAACCATCATCTGCATATAAAGGTTTGCTGCACTCGATACATTGAGTAATCACACCATTAATAGTGCGTTCAACAACAAAATAGATTGTGTCTTGTTCGCCCTCAGCTACACTCTCTACATATTTGTATTTACCTTTGGTTAAGAAATGCGACCAACCATACACCTTTTGTTCAGGAATGTAGGTTAAGCAATTCAACTGTCCATCATCTCGTACATAGTAAATAATTGAGTCTGGATCTTGTGCATATGCACTTGTTATGGTGGTATGACCTTTAACCAAATTCTTAACAAACAATGTAAGGTCTTGCCCTGTGTAGTTATCACTCTCATAGCTATACCCCATATCACGAACAGTACCGCCACGCTCTTGAACGAATACGCATCTATTACCGATGAATTGTGGTTCACATTTTAACGCACCACGTTGTGTTTGTGTTTTAAGGTAACAGTTAGTAGGTGTAATAGTCTTACTACCATCTACTATCCATTCATTACCGCTAGTAAGTACAATTAAGTCATTAGCTGGTACTAGGTGTCTGATTTCATGCATCTTGCGGTTGATTACTGGTAGCGTGATTGCGCTATCATCTGTGATTGTACCGCCTACTTTTTCAACACCAAAGTTAGGATAATCACCAGTTCGACTGAACCAAATGAAATTAGGTTTACTGTCAGTAGCAGCTACAATAAATCTATCTTGATAGAATGTGCATAACTTCGGATAACCTTTACCTTTATTCCAACTACCTAACTTCCATTGATGACTTGGCTCACCCTCTTTAATACCATTCAAGATATTAACCTTTGCGGTCTTACTATTTTCAACGCTTACAATCTCAACTACGCCATATTGCATGAATGGTAAAATTGATAGATCACAATTCACAGAACCTTTTTGAATATCAGAGATATATTTAAGCCTTGCTCCAGCCTCTATCTTACCGCTATCCGTAACATTGTAGTCAGATTTAGAGGTGTACGTTCTGTAATCTTTCCAAGTCTGACCATCGTTGTTGGAAATCTGTATTTTTACTGTACCCTCCCATGTACCATGAGTTGTGAATTTCCATGATAGTTCTACATCGGTACTAAACCTTTCAACATTGTAATCTATATTATTGTAAACAGTCTTTTCATGTTTACTAAACCGTCCAACACCGTATTTCTTTTCTACCGCTTCACCAGATTTTGATGTATGCACCGCCTCAATATAGTGCGCAATTTGTACTACACTACCAACCATATCTTGTGTAAATAGGTCTTTTGTGGATGTAACAGTATCACCATTTACAACTAATGTATGAGTATTATCGGTGTTTATATCCTCGTATGGTTGCTCGGATAATTTGTATACATCAAGTTTCCAGTCTGTATCACTATACCTAGATAGTGTATGAATAGGATATTTACCACTACAGATGAACATTACATCGCCACTTTGGATGATGTTTAAATCGTTGATGATTTCATCCTCAAAAGGTGTATTGATTTCTAAGTTGGTATATTCACCATTTCGCCACACCCTTATATATAGGTGTCCAAATTCCAACATGAAAGATTGGTTGCGGTTAGTAGTAAATTCAAACAATCTAACGGACTTATCATTGTATTTAGCATATCCGATAAACTGTGAACCTTGCCTACGTGCTACCGCTCCATAGGGTCTAATTACCGCATTTTCAGCAAGCAGTAATGCACTTTTATATTGTTCTAAGTCAAATCGACTAGATACATCTGGCGATACTTCGCCTGTAGTAAATGCGACTTGTCCGATAAACATAGGTTGCATATCACCAACTCCTTGCTTTCAAATAGCTAGATACATAAGGCATATCTAGTCTACGTTCTTTTGCGCTCATAGATTTTGCCTCTTGTAATGCTGCTTGATATAACTTGTACGATTGGTCGAATAAACCGCTATTGCCTGTTAGTGGCATCGCTAAATCAGATGCCATCTTACACACCAATGCTTTAACGAATATAGTGTTCATTACATCAGCATCGGTTATATCGTACACATAATCAATGTGCATCAATGGTACATCAGATACGATGTACTTTGTATTGTTATCAGTTAGGTAAACATCATATTCACGTTGCTTTTCCGCTCGGTATCTATCACCCTGTGGAATGACCGCAAGGATGCGAACACACTTTTCAGGATATGCATACACATAACCCCAGCCATCTATCTTATGTTCAGATAGTACCGCTCGTTCACGCTTTCGTGCAAAGTTCCATTCAAACTGCTCTAACAATACTCTTCGTGTTAAATCATAATGCAATCTGCATTGTCTAGCAGGTTCTGTTTCTTCCGTCATAGAACGGATGCGACCAGCATTGATAAGCGATAATGCTTGATTACAAATATCAGTAGGTGTCATATTTCCACCTTTCTATAAAAAAAGAGGGATGCATAAGCACCCCTCGTTCAATTATTCAGCAGTTTCTTCCGCTTTCTTACCACGTTTCTTTGGTGTAGGTTCTGCCTCTTCGACTTCCTCTACTTCTGCGACTTCTTCTGCACCAACAGTTTCAAACAAATCTTTGAAGTAGTCCTTATCGTATTCGGCTACCTCTTCTTTTGTAAATTCAACTGTTGTTCCCTCTTCAATTAGACCCTTTGTATTATGATAAAGGGTTACTTTTGCAACGTATTCCATATTAGCCACCTTATTTAATGTTAATGCCACTTGTTAAGAATGCGGAGATTTGACCGCCAGTCATATTGTTAGCGTTGATGCGGATGTATTTCTTACCACCATTAGCTAAACGCACTTTGTATTCTGTGCCAGCTGGTGCATTAGCTACCATTGTAATGCCATGCAACAATACCGCATCAGCCATATTATCTTTGTCGGATGTATAGACATTAAACAATGGTGTACCAGTAACTGTTTTGTCGATGCGAATTACAAGAAATAAGTTAGGGTCTGCATCACCAGTACCACTCATAATTACATCGGAGTTAGTGTTAGTTGTAATATCTTTTTTCCAAAAGAAAGTATTTTGAGTATCAATAATCATATATCTTTATCCTCCTATTAATTAGCAGTAACTCGTGCTTCTGTGGAAAGCAATGCATCGATTTTACGAACAGGAATGCCATTCGCACGTGTAACCATTTTACCCATTTCCATATCTTCTGTGATTGTAGAACCATGTACTTTGTTCTTTTGCAAACGTAAGAATGTACGTAATTCTTGGTTCATGTACCATACAGGACGGCAGCCAGTAAGAGATTGCATTTTTTCTTCTGCACGGATCATTAAGTTAATCAAGTTAGGACCTGCGGAAATATCCTCTTTAATAGCTTTCATATCGATATTAGCGATACGTACTACATAGCGCCAATCACGAACCGCTAAACCAATGTTTTGTTTGAAGTGAGTGCGGTAACCTTGGAACATAGAACCATCAGCCTTAGTGATTGTTACTTCGCCCAAATCTTCTTGTTGTAAGCCTGCCTCACTACCACGTGGATAGATGCCATGTACTGTAAGTGGACTCCAACCTACAAGCCACATGGATGCAAGGTTAGCAGTACCGCCAGCATCGATAATGTTTTTAGCGCTTTCAGCTTTCTTAGGGTCTAATGTATTAAAACGTGCGGACAAACCAACAAACTTTTCAGGAGTTGTTTCATCACCATAGAAAAGTGTGCGTGCGATTTCTTGACCCATCGCCTCTACAAATGCACTATCTTCTGTAGCACGGAACGCTACAGGGTCATTGGAAAGTTTAACCAAATCTTTATCTACTTCGGAGTAAGCCTCTAACATACCGCAAGTGTCGGTAATTTGTTTTGTAGTAGATTTAGATGGTTGTACACCTCCATAAAGCATACGCCATGTAGCATCAGGTAAACCAGTACGTACTGTTGTTTTGTTAGATGTACCATCATTACATTCAATCATTGTCATATCCTGAATGATTTCGTTAGATTGGTTTAATTGTTCGATGATTTGCGCAACTTTTCCGTTAGGATCCATGCGCTTTTGCAAATCAATTAAAGTAGGGTTTTGTGTTCCGATTGTAGCCATAAATTATTTTCTCCTTTTATTTGAACATACTCGGATATAAGTTTCTTCTGATTGCATCTTCTGACTGTGTACCGCCAGTTGGTTGTCCACCGCCAGCGTTATTATCTTCACCAGCCATGTCAGCAATTTTTTCAAACATTTGGATAACTTCAATACGATTACCTAAGCCATTTTCAGCTAAGACTTCACGGATATTAGGAATTGTTTTTTCGATTAACTCCACACCAGTCGCTGCCTTTTGTACAGTTGCATCATATTTATTCCCTAACACCTCTTCGGTGTGTTTTTTGTATCCCTCATATTGCTCAACCAAAGCCTCTTGTCTTTTAGTTTCGTAAGCGGTTACAAGGTCTGTAGCATACTTATTACCAAACTTAGCCATCTCGACTGCTTGTTCTTGTGTAGCACCTACGCTATTGAGTAGCTTAGAAAAGTCAGCTGCGATTGTTTGGTCTACTTCGCCACTATCAAATGCTTTCGTAAAGTCATATACAGTAGGTTCTACAGGTGGTTCTTGGTTGCTGCTTGTGTCAGCACTACCACCTAAGATTGTGTCTTGGGTATTTGTATCGTTATCCGTAGTAGGTGTACTACTATCTGCACTCGTTGTGTTATCATTCGTGCCTTGCGTTAAATCTTCTGCCATAGTTATTCACCTTTTTCCTCTAAATCTTTAAATAGTTTTTGTTGATTGATATATTCAAGTTGTGCTTGATGGTATTTAAGTACACCCTCAACACCATCACCAATACTTCCTAAATCATTCATATAGGTTAACCCTACTTTTCGTTTGCCCTCATTGAAGAATGTTTCAGAATTACCTGTGAATGATTGTTTCAAAATATTGGTTCGGTCTAAAAGCCTACAAAAAAACCACCTACCAAGTTCAGTACTTAGTACGTGGTTCAACGCATCGATATCACGATCACGAATATAATCTTGTTTTGTTTTCATCTACACCCCCATACCCATTAACTGTTGCATTACTGGGTTTCCGTCATTGGCTGCATCTGTTGCTTGTTTAGCAGCACCAGCCATTTGAGGTGCTAGTTGTGCCATTTGCATTGCTTGTGCTTGTTCTTGCTCTTCTTGTTGTGCTTGTGCTTGCTGCTCCATAAGTTGTTGATACTCGTCATTAGAACGAATAACCTTAATAGGTACACCAAGATTTACACCGTAAATGTCGGCTGCCTCTTCAAAGTTGAATTTCTGAACGATGTTTGCATTGCCCTGTGCTAATGACATAATAAATGCATAGTACTGTTCAATATTCACCAAGGATGACATTTTCTGTGCTTGTGCCAGCGGTGATATGTATTCAATCTTTACATCCAACCCATTTAGCATTTCAGCTACTTCATCGTCAATCGGAGGGAATATTCCAGCTCTATCCAAGATGCCATAAGTACGTTCAATGATAGGATTTAGAAACTCACTTTGTAATCGTTCAACTACAGGACCTAATTGCTGCATCTTTTCTTGTGTACGCTCCATAACCTCACGTGCAGTCATTTGCCCTGCATCAAGGTTATCAAGCATCAAGAATAAGTCAGCACTATAAGCACGTTTTATGCTTTCAGATACGAATTGTATCTTCGCTTGTACATTTGCAACATCAATGCCTACGTTAAAGATTGGCTCTACCTTTTCGTTGGTGTCAACTTCCGTTACACCGCCCGGAAATAGATTTACGCTACCAATAACACCAGATGATGCACTCATAGGTGGTTTAATGCCTAATTCAATAGCGGTTACTAAGTCCTTTTCTAGGAGTTGTAACATCTGTGCATCTGACTGTGCGAACCATGCACACCCTTTACCATAACCGCTTAGATCATGTGTAGTGTGCCTTGCAATCGGTATCGCCCACTCTTCAAACCCACTATGTCGCAAAATTTCATCTGTGTTGCTATCCTCACACCAATAGATAGAGGAATAAGGCATATTCTTATTGCCCAGTTTTCCATTGCGGTCTTTGTTAGGTAATACAAACCAACAAACAATAAATGTACTTGCATTACCCTTGCCCTCATCATAAGCACGTTTAACTTTGTCAGGGCAAGCATCATACCCAAACTCTTCAACTATTTGGTCAGCCGTCATTCGATACTTGCGACCAAAGGTATTTACATCACCATTACTGCCACACTCTAATGCGTATGTACCGATTGGATAAGATGTGAACCTTACACCTACTTTTGCATCAGGCATGATTGACATAGGTGCTTGTCCAAACGGTAACTCCATATAGGTTTGATGTACTGTGTTATAGAAGTTAGATTTAGCAAATACTGCGTATAGTATCTGTTCTCTATCATCTAATACTTCCGCCACCTTACTATTAGCAGCTAATTCAGCATTCTCTAACGTGAGTTTAAACCATTTACGGCTAGGCGGTGTCATGCCACTCATTACACCACTAGCAAAGATTTGGCAACTTTCCCAAGCTACACCATTATTAATCTTATCGGTGTATACTTTTGATTGGTCTTGTTCATCGTCAAATACACCAAGAAAAGGCAGTTGATAATCTCGAATATCTTTCCACCTAGAAATGTACTTTTGACGATTGTCGAACATTGCCTTAAACTTCGCCTTAATTTTCGTGTAATCACGTTTTTTAGGTTCTGTGTTAGTTGGTTGTCTAGCAAGCGTTGATAGGATAGTTCCTTGCATATCTAACCCCCTAATGTTGTTTTAGTGCCAGTTGCCGTAGATAAGATAGTACTTTCAAAACCTTTCTTACCTTTCTTTTTCTTTGCATACCAATCTTCACCAGTTGTTGTAGTAGCATCATCCGTTTGTACAGTTGGTGCTGGCGCTGGCGCTGGCATTGGTGTATTAGGCATCTTATTTTTCATGCACATTTACTAATCACCCCTTATCGTTTAAATGGATCATACTCAGTGTTAGCATGAACCCTACTCCCAACATTCACTTTTTTAGTGACCCTGAACGCAAAGGTCAAGGCTAATGCATCGCCCTTATTCGGTGATGGTAAGCCACGTTCTTTCATATCCTTTTTACTTTCAAGTTGTATTCGTCCATTCTTATCAATGATAGCCTCAGGTCCTACAATATCATCATAGAGTGCTTGGTCATTAGGTGGAATAGAACCCCCCTCTTTTAGCCATTCTTTCATCTCACCCCATATATACGCTCTCATATTGAGATACATATTATTAGGGCTAGCACCACCAAAGGCAACTAACCGCCATCGTCTACCCATTGACTTACCGATACTATAAATACCTGTGCCGTAGCCTTGGTCAATGAACACCGCATCTGCTTTGTATTCATCCTCAAATTGTGCGATGAGTTGTGCTATACGCATATCATCATCATTCTTTTCAATAGTTGCTAGGCACTTCATGGAGTAGCCGTTACGCATTACAATTTCTAATGTATCACCGCCAGTCCATGCTGGGTCAACACCAATGATCGTTGGTAAGTTATTAAACTGTCCAACTTTGTATACTCGTTTCTGTGCCTCATCTGCTATTGATGCGGATATAAATTGTGTATCAGATGCACTAGGGAATAAACCTCTTACACGCACCTTAACAAAGTCGCTATCCTCACCATGAATATCCACCCATTCTTGCAATTTAGCTTTGTTTGAAATCTTAACTGTTCTACTATCTATTTGATATGTAGTCCAGTAGTTACGATGTTTTCTAAAACATTCTCTAAACCTACCACTATTACGTGTAGGGTTACCAAACACACACCATATAATCTCGGTTTCCTTATCTGTTAAAGCACCCTCTGTTACTTCCCATATCTTATCGGATATTGCAGATGCCTCATCGAATACGATTAGTATTCTATTCCCTTGGTTGTGCAAGCCGGCGAATGCCTCTGGGTTACTTTCACTCCACGGAATAGCATCTATCCGCCATGTCTTCTCATAGCGTTTATCAGCACTGAATATTGATGTTGCCGTGTAAATGAATAAATCTTTACCAATAAACATATTGTGCCACTTACCAAGTTCCGCCCATGTTTTAGAACGCAACTGTGTATCTGTATTAGCAGTTACAACTCCTCTTGTGTTTTCATGGGTTGAGATTGAAAAATGAATAAGGAATGATACCATAGCTGATTTACCAATACCATGTCCAGATGCTATTGCTTCTTGAATAGCAGTTTGTAAGGACTTACCCTTTTTCAGCTTTTCACCAATATCCTTTAACAGTTTGATTTGCCATTCATCTGGTCCTGTTGCATTTTCGAGCGGTGTTCCTTTTTCTCCCCATGGATAAGCGAAATATACAAAACCTAATGGATCATGAGTGAACGACCCCAACGCATCAATCAGTTGTGCCTTGTTGTACTTCATCAGATTTCACCCTTGCTTGTTTCATCCTATCGGATATATCAATCTCTATTTCTGCATCAAGTTTCACCTTTTCGGTAAATAGCATATGTCTTTTACCCAATAGTTCCGCTGCTTTCGTTCTATCATTTACAGATACATCCAAACCAAACGCATCTTTCTCTTCGCCATTCATAACCCTAGTGAGATATTGTAGGACTTCATCAGCAGTTGCGATTGTGTTTTTACTGCGTTCATGCATCACTTCATCTATGTATTTACGCACGTTTACTTTTGTTAATAACTGGCTACCCTTACTTCTTGCAGTCTTTTCTGAATATCCAGCCGTAATAGCACTCTGTGTTGCATTGGTAGTCTTGATATACTCATCTGCAAATATTCGTTCTTTTTCAGTTAGTTTACTAGCATCTGCCATATATCAATCACCACCTTTATATGCTTTAACTAAAAAAAGTAACACCTCGTGTTGCTTGGTGCTACTGTACTCACTTTCTTTCTTATAGAGTTGTTTAGGTTTAAAGGTCTTACCTTTTTTGTACTTATGAGGAAACGTTAGTTTATATTCCTCTTCATTGTACATTCGACTGACAATATATATCTTGCAAGGCTTATCAAATTTGCTCCATGATTGCCTTACATCAAGTGTATATCGTCTACCATTCATCCGTAATGCAGTTAATAGTTTCTTTATCGTTGGTTGATAATTCACATTAAGCACCACACAATACCAATTAAGATTAGAACTGCACATACGATAGCTAAACCATCGATGATTGTAATCATGTTATCACCACGATGCTCATATGCATATTTAGCTTTAGCCTGTAGTTCTTTATTGTTCAAGTCCTCGGCTGCTTGTTTGAATAGTTTTCTATCTTCAATGAATTGTTTAATTGCTTTAATCATTTCAGTACTTCGCCACCTTTCCTTTTTAATTTCCCATGTGATCTAACACATAAGCCGTAATTACCTTTACTTGCACCGCCACAGGTTATGTATGTTTGACATAAACCATCATATTCAATCACTTTTGCGGTACATATTCCATTTTTATTGTTAAGGCATTTCTTTTTACAACACATTACATCTGTCATAATCTCCCCTTTATGATAGATTTATGCAAGAAATGGAGTATATCGCCGTAGATACACCCCATTTTATGATAGTTTTATTCATTTTATTTGTATTGATTACTCAAAACCGAAGTTATACCATTGGACTCTTGCCAATGTAACACATAGGAATTAGCGTTCCTTCTAAAACTCTATATCATGTTAAGTACCTAGGAAACAAATATAACTTCAGTTTTCAATAATCACTCAAAACTAGGTGCGTTGATGATATGACAATTTACGCAATTTGGAGTTCAACTGTGAATAAGAAATACAAAGTTGGAAAAGAGAAACACACCTAGTTTTCAATGATCATTACACACTCAATACCAACAACTAACAATTTGATGGATCGTAATCGTGTTAGGTTAAGTAACAACAAGAATATGAATAAGTTTCTTTTGGAGGCTGCTAGTTGTCAGTATTCAATGTGTATAACCAATTAGGGCATGTTCATATCTTTAAGGTTAATAATGTATAAGCTATATATTGTGAGGATATTCGACCCACCCTTATCAGTTAGCAGTAAATTTACATATAAAGTTTTTGTCTTAACACATACTTTCAGATTGAAATTAGAAAAAAGTATAGTGTTGTTTCCTTAGTAATCAAATATGGTTGCGCTGCTACTTTGTGTCCATCGATGAATTTTTTTACACCACATTTCGCCCATATACAACAAAGGCACGCTCTTTTATGGGCGTGCTTGTTGTTGTGTTTGATTTGTCCTAAGGAAAGAGTGAGTAGTAGTCGCTTAGTGGCAACTTCTACATATATATTATACCTAATAGCAAACTATAGGTATATGGACATTCACGGACATTTGCGGACATTACTGGACAAGTTTTCGCCCAAACTCCAATAATGCTTTTTGCTTGTATCGTTTCGCCTGTTTAGTTGAGTAACACCCAATCATTTTGTATGCATCTTCTGTTGTATTGTTGAGTACAAACTCATAACGCAAGATGATTGCCCCTAGCTTTTCATCTAGGCTATCTATCTTAGTGATCGCATCGCATTTTAACCTTGATAATTCATCAATACGCTTATCACGTTCTGCGACTGTATCAAGAAATCTAGCTACACTACCCTCTAAGCCTTGCGGAGTTCCACCGCCTGTTACTCTATCTTTTGAGTAATCAATAGCACCTATGGATGTAAGGTTCGCTCTTAATTGATTGATTTCCTCTTTGATAGATGCAATCTGTACATCAATTAACTTAACAGGTTGTAGGTACTCAACCGCCATTTCTATTAGTTGTTTTTCGTCATATTCCCCCAAACACTTCACCTCACTCTTTAAAGCCACCATTTATAGCTATCAAATACACCAATACACACCACGCTATAAAAATGATTGCATTTGCCCATCCATCTTTTGTATTACCTACTGCAATTAACAAACAAAAGAATAAAAAGTACATCATGTATTTATACCTCTGCTAGTTTTGCATAATTCCATCTATACACCTCATCATCGGCATCATCAACACTCCATGATGTAGCTCCATATTCCCAAGCTAATACATCGCCTCTATCAAACAACGCAAAATACCTTTTGTACCATTTTGTACCATTCATACTAACCAATATAGGTGTATCAATCGCCACTTTCGACCAGTCAACAATACCTAATTTTTCTGCAACGCTTATACACTCGTTGCGTTTCAATTTAGGCAATATATTTTTAAACGCTGATGCACCCATTGCCTTTTCACAACTACTTATCCGTACTTCATCCACATCATCAAACATGACTGGCTTTTCATTTGTTAGATATATGTTATCGTAATTATCAGCCACAATATACCGCCAGCCATCATCATATAGCTTTTTAAGCAGCCACTCTATACCTTGTTTATCTGTGATCATACACTTTTCACCTCTTCATATGTCATTTCAAATATATCATGCTTACATGGATAAACCTCACCTTTAACACCTTTGATGATGTAATCACCTAACGATGCTTTTATTTTCCCCTCTAATGTTTCAATAATAATATCATCATCAGTGCGACCACAAAAACTCAATCCACAAAAATCTACACATTCACAATAGCTTTCCTTTGTGTATTGAATTGCTTTAATCACAACTGGTTTCTTTTTATAACGCTTAACCATACTGCACCCACGCTCCTCTATCCTCATTCCATTTAAATTCAACTACATCATACAAATCAAAATCATCTATGTTTCCACTTACTTTACCGATATAGAACACATCCTCTTCACTCTCTACCGCAAGCTGGCACAAGAAATCAAATGCATCTTGATAGCTTTGAGGTGCTATGTAAAAGTCGGAGTGTTCAACGTAACCGCTATAGCTTGTCATTTTTATATCCGTTCAATAACAAATTATAGGCTCTGTGTTTTACGTCAATCCTTGTTTTATCAACAAAAAAATCCAATCTCACACAACTCTCAATTTCAAACAATGTCGCTATTCTTGTAATAGTTACATTTGGAAAATCATATATGATTTTCACATCGTCATCTTTTACTTCGATTTTAGGTTTAATTATCATATCAGATACAACTATAGTCAAAGCACTTGATAATAAATCAAGATTTACTCTTCTCATACTCACCTCTTATAACCCTATCTTTATACACTTAACGCCCTTTTCAACTATATAGTCCATAAGTTTTACTAGCTTGTCATACTCTTTATCTGTAAGTTTCCCTACATTATAAGCATCATATACACGGCTACTAATCTCATCTAAACTTTCAAAGCTATATGCGGAAAGTATATACTGCCTAGTTTTTCTGTAAAAAGCACTCATACTCACCTCTTATGATAGGGCGGATATTTCACCGCCCATACATTAACCAATTAACACTTTAATCAACACCACAAACCCAAACAGTAAAACGAATATCGATATACCTATGATCGCATTGAAGAATAACTCTTGCATATATCTAAATGCATATCTATTAACTTCTGCATTCATATTCGCCATTGCTTTTAAATCTTTTGTTTTTGTTTCTAGTGTTTCTATATTTCCTGTATATTGCCTAATAGGTGTACACATATTATTTGCCAGCTTTCAACGCTTCCACTTCTGCTACTAATTTTTTCTTCATGTTAATTTCTCCTTTTATGTTAATTAATTTAGATAACTTATTTACCAGTACTGCCATAACCACCAGTACCACGTTCTGTTTCGCTTAATTCATCTACCTCTACCACATCGACTAATTTAATCGGTACGATGATTAGTTGTGCGATGCGATCACCTCTATTTATTGTGTAGTTTTTGCACGATACATTCTCATACACAATGCTAATCTCACCTCGATAATCTTCATCGATTATTCCAACGCTATTGGCACATCGTAGCGGTGTATTACTCATACTACTTCTTGGTGTTAATAACCCCATGTGATTAGGTGGAATTTCAACTGCTACACCTAATGGAATTTGTCGCTTACTATCCGCTGGTATCGTTACACTAAACGGACAATATAGGTCTAACCCAGCTGATACTTGTGGTAAATTGGAGTTTACTTTCCCCCTTGTTGGTAGTTGTGCGTATTCACTTACTAACTTTACTTTCATGCTTTCCCTCAAAATTCCACCCCACTATTAATCAATGCACGTTTAATTGTTTTGTAATTTGCACCAACTCTTAAACTAATTTGATTTAATGACATTCCATCTTGATGCATTTGTAATAGTGCATTTTTATCTAACTCACTTGCACGTGTATATGTTTTCTGTGGTTTTGTTCATACTAACCCTAAGCAACATAAAGCCTTGCCAGCAGTTATGTTTCCATATACACACGCTGCTAGTGCTAACCAATTAAGGTTAGTGTCAGGTGCAAACTCACTCATATTAACTGCCATTTTCGTTACTCCATTCACTTTCCTTATATATACGGAAGAAATCATCCGCACTTAACACCACTAACCAAGGTTTATTACTCTTTTTCCAAGCTACTATAGGCATATCACCACTTTTTTTTGCATCGTGTTCTGCTTGCTCGTATGCTTTCCTTACATTAAGGTTTTCTACAAACTTCACCTCTTGATGTATGTTAGGAAGTCCGATGCAGTCGCTTGCATCACCTGTATTACCGCAATACTGGACTGTTCGCCTTACCTTATCAAACCCATTGGCTCGGCAAACATCTCGCCACATTCGTTCGCCACGTTTGCCTTTATCTCGGCTATTTATTGGCAATGATCATCACCCCTCACTCGCAAATTCCATTAAGTTTGTTTGTACTTTTACATCGCTCAACATTTCCTCTTTGGCTTTTGCGTACATTCTCCTGTCAATTTCAAAACCATATGCACTTCTACCAAGTTCCATTGCCGCTCTTAATGTGCTACCACTACCAGCTACAGGGTCAATGATTACATCGCCCTCATCTGTGAATATTTCTATTAAGCGTTTCAATACGCTAACTGGTTTCTGTGTTGGATGAATGTTAGGAACGATATTCTTGTTATCACGTTTCCATTCAAAGTGATCAAATATCATTTTTTTGTTGTTATTAAACTTAGGAAGTTTTTCACGATACAAAACTAACGCATATTCAGTCGCACCAACAATACGCATATTTGCTTTTAAAACTTGCGCACTATAATTTTTATTGAAAGTAATAGGAATATAATTTTTAAAGCCGTGTTTCTTTGCGTACTCAATCACCATTGGTTGCTGTTGATAACTACAAAAAACTATCATGCATGGCGCTTGTCCACGTTCTTTAGGCTCTTTCTTTAGCAACCGATTGCAAAAGTGAAAATACTCTGCAATGTTAAAGTTGTAATCAGAATTAAAGAATGCTTTACCAGCTTTTTTGCTTTCGCCATTCTTATTATCGCCGTTTACATACCACATAGGATTACTTGCATAAGCGTTGTTCCCTAGATTGTATGGAATGTCAGCGATTACCAACTGTGCCTTTGGTATTCCATATCGTTTAAAGTTTTGGAAATTATCATTAAATAACTCGATTTTCATAATTGTTCTATTTGCTTTCTTTCAATCTGAAACTTTCCGTAATAGGAACACCAGCCTCTGTTGGAATGTAAATGATTTGGTCTTTACTGTCTTTTAACGTATCCACCCACAACCAATGAATGTAGGCTTCATTACCTTTTAATGATTGACCGATAATTTGATTTGCTTTTGCAGTACCCTCTGCACGTTTTACTTCGGCTTGTGCTAGGCTTTCCGCACTATCTAGTTTTGCCTTAGCCTCTAATACTGCAACTTGTCTATTCTGTTCCGCTCTAGCAAGTTCTGCCTCGCCTGCTTTTTGTTGTTGCCACACCATATACATCGGAACACCAAAGGCAACACTCCATGCAACACCAGCCACCATAGCTACCACTAGCAATACTGATACAATTTTATTCATTTCTAATTCTCCTCTACCTCGTCAACTTCCACATCATCAAACCAATTATTTAAATCACGAAAATCTACATCTTCTGTATATGCAATTTCCTCTGCAATCTCTAACGCTTTTTCACGACTTTCACACTCTACAATTTTTGAAAAACCAATTTTTACATAACCTGTGATTTTAAATTCTTTCATGTTATCACCTCTTAGAACGGAATATTTTCATTTTGCGGTTGCTCAAAACTATCAAAGTTACTGGATGCAGTTTCATCATTCGATAATGATGTACCTACAAAGTTGGCTACCACTTCTGTTACATATCGTTTTTGTCCATCTTGTGTTTCGTATGAACGTGTTTGAAGTCTACCCTCAACAAACGCTCTATTGCCTTTTCTCAAATTTCCAATGCTTTCGCCCAGCTTTCCCCATGCTACGCAATTAATGAAAGCAGTTTGCTCTTTTGTTTCGTTGTTGCTATCAATGTATGTATTGCTTGCTGCTACTGTAAATGTGGCTACCGCTTTTCCAGATTGTGTATATCTAACCTCTGGATCACGTGCCAAGTTACCCATAATTTGTACTGTATTCATTCATTCCTCCTATATCTTCTGCTCGATGCACATCTTACCTTTATATACCTTGATGATTTCCTCTAGGCTTTCAAAGGTTCTTGCATCTGCTTTCATAATCATTTGCATTTGTTGAGTTGCCTCTTCTTGCGTTCCCACATTTAGAGGTATCTCAATAGTGATTACCATCTTTCGTTTTTTACTTAACATTTATCACCCTTAACATAATCTCCAATGAGATACTCTTTTGTTTTTAATACCACATATCCTGTATTTTCGTATTTGTGCCTTTTTTCCCATGCTTGAAATACTTTTGTTAGTTCTTCACTTAGTTCGTCGATGTGTTCATTTTTAACATTTTTCATGTAATCATCTGACCATTCAGCGATTTCATAATCTAAGTTATAATCACATACATTCCAAATAACACGCTCGCCGTCTACCTCTGGCACATAATGATAAGGATGACCAATTCTTACTGACACAATATCATTTTCACCTAAATAACCATGATCACTATCACACGCATCAAACAAATATTTATTGTATTCTAAGTAATCTTCGATAGCCTCTTTAATGCTATCTTGTGGTTCGCCAGCCACTTCATCATCAACCCAACAATACTTTGTTTCATCTTTAACTAACATAATCTATCACCCCTTACCAACAGCTGATTTGATTTAGTTCAGCTTCAACTTCATCAACAAACACATCGTAGTTTTTGTGAATGTGGCAATCAACTGTTGCCTCATTCCTCATAATTTCAAGCAAGTTTTCAATCTTTACTCTTGCCTGTGCCTCGCTAGTTGCCATGACTTGAAAACTAACGTTAAAGCTAAGGTTTACACTTACATCAAAATCTTTCACTCTTTCTTTCATCTATCCCCCTATTGCCTGTTTCAATAATTCTTTCCCTTTGTCAGATATTTTGCTTTTGTTGATTATTTCTGTTACATCTACTGGTTCTTTTGCTACCTCTACCAAGTTTCCTGTAGAGGTCATTTCTATTTGCTTTTGACCTGCATTCAGTAACGCTCGTTCACGTTCTGCTTTTTCTCTTGCTTTTAATAACAAGTGATTATCCTTGATTGAGTTGGACAATCTCAATCGCTCACGTTCCCTTGTTTCTTGCACTTCGTAGTTTTTAACAAATTGCGCCCTGCATGATGTTTCGTTGAAATTATCGCCGTTTTGAGGGTCAAACGATTTCCAAATTGCTTTGGCACATTGTTTTGTTAAACCCTCTAATTTGTCTAACCCTTTTTCGTAGCCATATGATCTAGCTACTTGATACACTCTTTCCCATGCATCTTGTGCAGTCGGAAGTTCCTCATGTACATTTACAAAAGCACTTAATGCGGAACATTCCTCTCTGATTTCTGCAATCGTTGGTAAGAATTTACATCTATCAATCAGATTGCTTATTGCCTGTTCTAACGTAACTGGGTTTACGTTAGATAACTTTGTTACATACAACATCATGCGTTGCTCTGACATATCAGTAGACCACGCTATCTGTAACATCGATAGTGCTTTCAAAGTCTGTTGCTGGTTGTTCAGTATCTACACCCCCTAACTTATTCATCAAGTTATTAACTACATTGATTGCATCTTCCTTGCTATTCTTTTTAGAATTAGGTTTTCTGTATTCGCTACGTTCCCAAGTCCTAACCGCTGCTTTCCAATCTTTCATGGAGTTCTTTCCTACTTTCCAACCATTACTTTCGTAGTAGTCAAAGAATTGTTCAGCGTTTACATTATTGTTACGTTCCATACAGTATTGTTTAATGTCAGAGATAGAGGGTTTTTCAAAACGCTTGCGTTTTGGTGTAGTGCTTGCACTACTATCTTTCTCTATCTCTAACTCTTTCTCTATCTCTAACTCTTTCTCTATCTCTCCGTTACACAAATGTTTCACTTGCGTTACATTAGTGTTACATTGTAACGCTTTTTGTTTTTCTCTATGCTTACGAACCCTACTAGCTACTGCGGTTTCGCATCCTGTACTATCTTTTGTGTCAGGCAAGTAGTATTCCTCATCGGAACACATTTCTAGCAGTCCACTTTTAAGTAAGTATTGTACAGTGATTTGTACATTCTCTTCCTTTTCATCAAGATCTAATGCGAGTTCTGATGCAAAATCATCTTCAAGTCCATCAAAGTAAAGTTTTCCATCACTCATAATTGAACGTAGTAACATTTTGAGATAGATAATTGTATAGGTATCACCACCTGCAATCTTTCTTAATCGTTTAATCTCTTTACGTTGGAAGAAGTCTTTATGTAACTTCAACCAAAAGTATCGTTTAGGTTCGCTCATAGGCTAGTCCTTATTTAGACTTTCGATAAACTCTTCTTCCGTTAAAGGTTTACCTAGCATTGCAATTCTAGTTAGCACTTTTGCGATTTCTTCTTTCTCGTTTTCTACAACCAATACACTATTAACCATCGCATAGATTGCACTTAGTTCTTCAATTATTCTGTTATTGAATGTTTGTTCACCTTGGTCTGCTTTGTAAAACTCAATACGATTTTCAACATATGCACTAATCATTACTAATTCGTTCATACTCATCTGTCCTCTTTTCTACTTCCTCTAATAAGTGTTTGCGTATCTCTTTTGCGAACACTCCATGTGCTTGATTGTGGCATTGCATACACAAGCAAGCTAAATTTCTTAAATCACTTAAACCACCTTGTGAACGAAACACTATGTGGTGGCATTGTTCCGCCCTGTAGCCACATATAACGCATTGTCCGTTATAACGTTCATAGGCTTGTTTTCGTGTTACTGAATATAATTTGTTATCCCTTTTCTTTCTGTTGTTCACTCTCCCACCCCTCTATGAGTGATTGAATGTACTCACTAGGTTCTAATTTGATACCTAGTTGTTCACATTCATCTGTTAGACAATCAATAAGCCTTGCCATTTCTTGTTGGTTATATACTGACGAACCGTGGTAACACATAATATTGTGATACCATGGAATGCTTTTACATTCGCCAGCATCTTCAGCTATCCATCCTAGCCCATGACCTTGCCATATTTGAATATAGCGTTCGATTGCATCCTCATGGACTGGTACATATGTGAAATGTCCACAGTCTTTTATTGCCTTGCGGTACACAGCCTCTTTTGATGTGTACCAAGTCTTGCTTAACTCTTCCGCTATCTTTTGACATAGAACCCAGCAATATGCATTAGCATTCATGCTTCGTGATTTTGACTTCTTTTTGATTTCAATTACATATTCTTTTTCTTTATCTAATTTCGCTAGATCATTGTCATGTGGTGCTGGTATTACTACCATTACACCTAGTGGACTTCTTAATAATTCGATGTTATTTGTTGTCCACTTCATCGTTGTGCATACCTTTTAGCATTCACCCAATTAAACGCTTGCTGATAGTGTTCTTGTGTTAGTTCTGATGGTTTCTTAACCTTTAATGTTTCCGTTACATAATGGACTAAATCTTCTTCGCTAATACCACCTTGTGTGGCTCTAGCTTTTAGAGTTTGCCAGTTATACACAGTTTCTTGTGTTTGTTGTACTGGCTTTTTGCTATTGTCCATTGTGTCAGCATCTTTCGTATCATCGATGCATAACAACGCATTGAGTGCGTACTTTCTAGCGTAAGATGATGTAGCACCTGTAATTTGGCTTTCATCCATACCTTTTTTTGTATCAGGTTCTCTTGCATATGCAGTCGCACTTACAATCTCTCTACCATCCGTAATTTTTGCGGTAGCCTTTACATAGTATCGTTCACCAATTTGTACGATTTCATCATCAATGAGAAGTGCTAAGTTGTGTTCTTTCAACAACGGCTTAACACCCTCTAAAATATCCTCACAACTGCGATAGTTGTATTTACCAAAGGAATTGTATTGTCCTTTAGGTGCTTTCAACTTATGTTGAATATCACCAACCCTTTGAGTTAAAACTACTTGGCTATCAGTTATTTTTTCTACGTTTTCCATGTTTCACCTAACCAATCTGTAAGTTCATGTGTTTTTCAATTCTTGCACCAGCTACTTCTTGTTCTGCTTTGATTGCTTTCTTGATTGCCACCTTATCGGCAGTAATTGTTGTTTTTCTAAACTCATCAGGCAATGCATACAAATCATCAATTTCTACTGTTTCGCTTTCTTTGTAGTAACATTTGAATTGTCCAACTTTCTTTTCTGTTAGTTGGTTTTCTTTCATGACATGATCAATGTTATTTTTCAATCGCTCAGTCATGTTTTCTAAAGTCTTAGCTTTAGCACTTAGCCGTTTGGACTCATCCTTAAACGCTTGAATATCGCCTTTAATGTTTCGGATAAACATTGCAGTATTTTCGATTTTTTCATCGATGCTGCAATCTAACATATCCAAAGTATCTTGGATAGCTTGCATATCCTCTTCGGTTTCAGCCACCTCCAACATTGCTTGTAACTCTTTATAATCTTTATTTAGTTCATATAAACTTGGCATTCAAATTCTCCTTGTGTTAAAATACAAGTAGAGTATTTTCCAATACTCCTACACAAAGTCCGCTAAACTTCTTCTACACTTTTCACTAGCGGACTTTTTTCTTTTCGTAATATTGAATATCATCTAACCAATATCCAACTAATATCCACACCACCATGCCTAACATTGTTTGACAAAAGAATGTCCAAAAGTCTATCGTGTCTAACTGTAGACTTCCCATTCCACCAACAACTAATATCGCTGCAATGGTGCGTAGTGCGTAACACAACTTAATCACTCAAATCTTCTCCTACGATCACTAGCATTTGGCTGGTGATTTTTTTTATTTCACTCTTTAATTTTTTGTTTTCTTTTTCTAATCGCTCTACCTCGTTTTTTAATTTTCTGTAACCAATAGCAGAGTATTCACTTTCAACTCCTGCAAGTGCTTCAACCTCTTTTTTACTAAACCTTACACCGCTTACATTCGGTAGTTGTTTTAGCTTGCCTTTATTTCTTAGGTCATATACTGCAGTTAGTGAAATTTGAAATAGTTCCGCTACTTGGTTAGCCGTGTATACTAGGCTCTCCATCGCTTTTCGTTCCTTGCGTGGAGGTCAGCCGTTCTAGCTAACTTTACCCATGATAGAATAACTTTCTTATTCCATCTTGATTGGTTACGTTTATGCCATTTAGCCTTGATGAGTTTCCGCCAGTATTGTGCGTATTCATCATTTCGTCCAGCATACCCAAATGTAGGTAGTTTTCGTCCGTACATTCGATTTGCTATCCTTAAATCTTTTTGATTTTGTACTAGCATTTTTATTCACCCTTTCTTTTTCTACTTAAAGTAGACTAATAAGGCAAAATAATATCATCCATAGTTACTGAATACAATCTACATAATTCAGTTAAATTTCCGTAGTCGATTTCTGTTTTACCATTCTCCCAATTATTGATTGTAACTTTAGATTTCTTCATTTTCTTTGCCACATTTTCTTGAGATAAATTTGCATTAACTCTTGCTGCTTTCAATGAAATTTTCAATCGCTTCAATTTATCACCCCTTTCTTATGCTATTAGTATAGTTTACTTAAAGTAGAATGTCAATACCAAAAGTAAACTTTTTTAAAAAATAGTATTGAAGTTTACTACTTTAAGTATTAATATAGAAATATACAGGTGAGAAGAATAGGAGTTTATCATGAATTCTGATTACAAAAAGGTATTTGCTAAAAATTTAAGTAATTTATTAGCAAGAAACCAAAAGACACAAGCCGATTTAGTAGCCGATTTAAAATTAAACAAATCAACTGTTTCAACATGGGCTAATGGCACTAAAATGCCTAGAATGAATAAAATAGAACAGTTAGCTAATTATTTTGGTGTAGAAAAATCAGATTTAATAGAGGACAAATCTGATACAAACGAACAGTATTATAATGATCCTTCTGTGTCAGAATACGCACAAGCGATTAAAGATAATCCAGATTTGCGTATACTATTCGATGCTAGCAAAGATATGTCAAAAGATGATATCGATTTTGTCATTCATGCAATCAACGTATTAAAAAAGAAAGGATAATAAAAATGTTTTCGTTTATTATCGTAGCATTGATAATTCTAGTTATTGTGTATATATTCTATCGTGAATACATTAGCAAAAAAGACAAATCCAAACCAACAAAATTAGAAATTCTACAAACAAGTAACGTTTTATCCGATCTAGTTTTCATAAAAGATTTAATCATTAAAAACCTTTACGATGCAGGTACTTTAGACTATATAAACGATAAGCACGAATTAACTAGAAAAGATTTTTATCATTTTTACATGTTTGATTTATGTGGTAGAGATCATAACAAATTTAATAAGTTACATAGCCATGTAACAAATATAAGTGAAGATTTTTATGCAACCTTAGTAGAAAAATCAACATTGTTAACAAATGAGGAAAAAGATTTAGTATCAAAAAAAATTATTGCAAACAACATAAATACAGATTTAATATTCATAGTATATTTAGAATTATTTCACGATAAAGATTTAGCTGTAAAATATTTTTACATAAATATTCTAGACAACTACAAACAATTTATTGATGTGTAAAAAATTCCATGTTGAATAATATACAATACTCCCATAAGGGGGTTAAGTATTATGAATATAGTTTTGATTTACACTAAGTTAAGACCTACACAAACTGCGGTATTAAAACTAAACGATGATGGTACTTACACCATTCTCGTTAATAGTGATAAACCTATAGATGTACAACGTAAAGGTATACTACATGAGATAGGTCATATATTAAATGATGATATGTTCAGCCACGCTAATATTGATTTATTAGAACGCATGGCACACGCAAGGGAAATAGAGTTTGAGGGTATCAACTTCTACACGCATATATTGTGAGGTACATTATGCAATACAACTTTACAATACGTAAAAAAGACAGAGGCTTTCAAATCATTGTAGCTTATAAAGACGGCTATAAATGGAAACAGAAGTCTAAGCAAGGCTTTAAAACTAAACGTGAGGCTAAGGAATACGGACACGTTATAGTTAAAGAGTTGGACAAAACCGCATTACTTACCAAAGACACAACATTGAAAGATTTATCTTTCAAAGAATTTGCGGATATGTTCCTTGAAATAAAAAAGGCACACGTTACGCACAATACATTAGTTATGTATCGCCATGCGGTGTGTGCTTTCAAGTCTATTCACGATATGAAGTTGTCAGATATTAAGTCGTTACATATTCAGAATTCAATAAACAAAATGGCTAACTCACCTACTACCATTAATTCGTACTATAAGGTTGTGGAAAGGATATTCTATATAGCAATAAACCCATACAAGATAATTAGTGATAACCCATGTGATGGTGTTAGGTTGCCACGTATCGAACGAAAGAGTATGATCCATACAATTTCTGACGGAGATTTAGACCAATTCGCCAAATATATGCGTGAGAAATATCCACAAGCATATTACTTTTTACAAATAGCACGATATACTGGCATGAGATTTAGTGAAGTGTACGGACTAACTTGGAATGATATATCGCTAGAAAATCGCCAAATTCACGTCAACAAGCAACTTTCTTTCAGAAAAGGTGTTATCACCTTTGAGAAAACTAAAACCGCCAATTCGGTGCGAATTTTGCCAATTCCGCCTATATTAGAAAATATACTTATAGAGTACAAATCACATGAATTAACGTTTATATATGATTTAGTTTTAAACCCATATAAAAAGAATGGTGTTAAATGGCAAATCAACACATATTTAAAACGATTTGGAGATAACCTATCAGCACATAACCTAAGGCATACCTATGCTACAAAACTATTAGCAAATGGCTTAGATGTAAAAACTGTATCATCACTACTTGGTGATACACCACAAATGGTTATGAAAACCTATGTGCATTATAACGATGAAATGAAAGCAGCAGCATCAAATGTGGTTGCTAATATTT